AGTTGGAGCAATATTAGAATTCTAAGATAGCGTAATCGTAAGAAAGTGTTAGTTCAATCGAAGTAGGTTCGTTTGATGACCAATCCAATCCACCGAAGTTAGCTGATTGGATAAATGCACCTTTTAAAGTCCATTGTTCAATCTTATCACCAACAGGTCCTAATAGATAACATTGGATATCTTTCTTATAGAAATCTGCGTATCCATCTCTACCTGTTAGAGATTCGTGTGATGTTCTTACCCACTCCATTACCGCTTGTGCACCTGATGGTACAATTGGGTCATAAAGTGTCATTGTTACGTCTTGCCAATCACCTTTACCTTTAAGTTTTCTCTTAACGTTAATGTGGTCAAGAACAACAGTTTCAAACTGAATAGTAGGTCTTGTTGCTACTTTGATAAGATATGAAGGAATACCATCAATTTCCATGATGAACCTATTTTGCATTTTAGGTTCGAAATTGGTATAGAACATATCGTTAAATTCTAATACTTCTGCCATTTTTTGTTTCTCCTATTTTGTACTATTATAAATATAGTCCTTTTTATTTTTTATTCTAAATTATGCCGAGAACGAAGCTCCTGTTGGGAGAATGTTGAAATCTAACACGATGAATTCAGCAGTTTTCGTTGGTTGTAAGAAAATCTGTCCAGCCAAGATGTTTCTGTCGATTACATCAGGTGTGTTATTAGTTTCATCCATCACTACTCGGAATGCATATAAACCTTGTCTTTGTTGGATTCCTTCTAAATATGGATTAACAGTATTTAGGAATCTTCCTCTTGTTTGTGCCGTATTTTGTTCGAACACCAAGTATCTTGATGTAGAAGCAATATACTTCTTAACTTTGATAAGTAATCTTCTTACGTTGATTCTATCAAGTGCAGATGCTCTATCTTGAAGAGTTTTCTGACCGAATGCAACGATACCTTCACCAGGGAACGCAGCGATTGGGTTAACTTTTCCTTCATATAATGTATCTCTTTCAGCGTGTGTTAATCTGTTAAGAACTGAAACAGCTCCTACGATACCACCCCTATTCAAACCAGCGGGAGCGAACCATTCAGCTGCGATAGCATCATTGGCTGCATATATTCCAGGCATCAATACTGATGGTGGAACTGCGGTTAGTTTATTTGTTCTTGAATCGATTGTTTTAACCCATGGATAATAAGTACCAACATAGTTAGAATCTAAGTTACTAGCCTGTTCAACAGCCTGTGAAATAGTATCTGTTGAAACTTGTCCATTTGAAGAGTCGTAAGTTACACCAACAACATCACCAATAAAGAATGCATCTTCTCTAGCCTCTACCATATCAACAACTTTATCAAATACATAAGAGTGATGTCTACGAACGATACCAGGTACAGATACCAAGTTGATATCGAAATCATCTGGATTAGATACTGCATTGATTGCTTTTACATAAGCAATTGAACCACTTGCAGTTGATGTAGAACAATCGAATCCTTGAGTGTTACCACTACCGAAGTTAGCAGATGAACCAGCAAGTGCTCTTTCAACAGTTGGTGTTACACCATCAAATCCATCTTGGAAACCTACTGTAAATTGTCTCTTATTAACATCAGTTGAATCAGAACCAGTTAGTTCAAATCCAAATGAGTGAGTACCACCATTAATTGATACAGTAGCATCAAATGCGAATACTGTGTTAGCACCTTGTGTAGCTGATTGTGGGATTGGAGATAGATAGTGTGAGTTGTCAACTTTAACAACTGCGGTTTCTAAATCAATACCACTATATTTAACACCACTTGAAGAAGTGTTATCAGCAGAACCGGTTGAGAATACAACTGCAGGTACTAATGATTCTAATGATGAACCAACATAAATTGGATTGTAATAAGCATCATGTCCAAATGGTCCAGCAGTTACAGGGAATGTACCCTCTGCCTTACATTCTACTCTAATATACTTAGAACGATTAGCGTAATCACCATTTTCAGTTTGTTTTCCATTTGCATCGATAACAAGGTTTCTATCACCTATTACTTTCTTAATGTAGTTTGGAGATGCAGGGTCTAAGTTCAAGTTATTGAATGTTTCTAAGATTACTGGTCTCTTATCTGTATCAGAGTATCCTCTAACTGCGATTGAAAAAGTTGAGTAATCAGTTGAATTGTTAGTACCAGCTGCTTTTACATTGAAAACAGAAATTTTATATTCTTGGTTATAATTTGTACCATCACCTAAAGTATGAAATCTAAACAAGTCATGTCTTTCACCCGAAATCAACTGAGATTTAATCCAAGGAGTTGATGCGTGTTGAATATCGTTTGAAAATACTTGGTCTGCTAAATCAATAAGTTCTACTTGAGAGCCTGTAACTCCAGTTGGTACACCGTCTGCTAAATATGAACTTTGGTTAGTTGCTTCATTTTCAAAATATTTGTAAAGATATGCACCTTTAGAACCACGAGCAGATTCACCGAATACATCAGATAAATCATTTCCTGCAGATGGTAATACAGATGCAGATACAGCAAAGTTAATATTTGAATTAGAACCACTAACTTCAATTGAAAATGCGGATGCTGATGGTTCGGATTGAATAGAAGCTGTTATACCAGTTTCACTATCCCACTTATGTGTAGTGTGAAGTGTTCCGATAATCTTTCTTCCACCATCTGTACCATTAACTGCAATCGCTGCTGGTCCTACTTCGGTATATCCACCGACGTGTCCAACTCGAACAATAGTTACTGTTCCAGCTTCTCTTAAATAATTTTGTACGGTATATCCTGTATAGTAGTCTCCATTAGGTGTACCGAATATTTCTTCAAATTCCGATTGTGTATTAACAACGGTTGGTACGAAAGCAGGTCCTTTATGGAAAGGTCCAATAATAGCTGCTCCGATTTCACCAATCCCTTGTGCTAAGAAAGAAAGGTCATTTTCTCTCGTAAATACACCAGGTGATACAATTTTTTCTGCCATTTTATATTACTCCTTGTTAATTTTTGTATAATAATACTCTTATATAAGTATTAATTACTTTTTCCAAAGATTATTTTTTACTATCTTCGGAATTAGTTTCTTCTGTTTTAGATGGTGTAAATTCTCCAGTATTTGGGTCGTAGTTTCCATCTCCGTATTTATCATTTAAACTCTTAAACAAATCTTGCTCTTGTTTTACAAGGTCTTGATGTTGTTGTATTAGTTGATTTTCAGTTGTTTCAACTTCTTCAATTCTTCTTTTCTTTTCAATTTGTAATTGTCCAAGTTGTACGAAAATACTCCCAACATCTTGTCTAAGTTGATTAATTTTTGAAACTTC